TAAGGCAGCAAACCTCCCCGCATCAAACGTTGCTCCAATCGAAGTTCCTTTCAGAGGAAGAGTCCTGAAGATTGCTGGCGACAGAACCTTTGATACCTGGTCGATCACTGTTATTAACGATACCGACTTTGCTATTCGTTCCGCCTTCGAAAAGTGGATGAATACAATCAACCGCGTATCTGATAACACTGGAGCAACTGATCCTGCTTCTTATCAGGCAGATGCTTATGTCTATCAGTTAGATCGTAGTGGCGACACTCTGAGAAAGTATCATTTCTATGATGTTTTCCCAACTCAGGTTGCACCTATCGAACTTTCATACGACGCCCAAGGCATTCAAGAATTCACTGTTGAACTTCAAGTTCAGTGGTGGGAAGCAGTCAAGGGTAGCGGTGCAAATGCAGGCGGCGAAGACATCAACTAAATAGTCAATAACAAGTAGACTTATTATACGATGGCTAGACTTTTTGGTTTCTCTATTGATAGCGACCAAAAACCACCCTCAGTAATGTCCCCCGTTCCTCAAACCAATGAGGACGGGGTTGACCATTATATTGCTAGTGGTTTTTACGGTCAATACGTAGATATTGAAGGCGTTTATAGAACAGAACACGATCTCATTAAAAGATATCGTGAAATGGCACTTCACCCCGAATGTGATGGTGCCATTGAAGACGTTGTAAATGAAGCGATTGTCAGTGACCTTTATGATTCTCCTGTTGAGATTGAACTTTCTAATCTCAATGCAAGTGATGGTCTGAAGAAGAAGATTAGAGAAGAGTTTAAATATCTCAAAGAAATTTTAGATTTCGATAGAAAAGCACACGAAATCTTTAGAAACTGGTATGTAGACGGTAGAGTATACTACCTCAAAGTCATTGATGTCAAGAATCCTCAGGCAGGTATCCAAGACCTGAGATACATTGACCCAATGAAGATCAAGTATGTTCGCCAGGAGAAAAAGAAAGATCCAAGGATGGATATTAGAATCCCCGGAATCATTTCAAAGACTCAGGTAGACGTTGGTTTAGAACCACAAATCGAAGAGTATTTTGTATACACACCCAAGTCAAGTCTTGGTAAAGGATCTTTTGCAGGTGGTAATGGTAAAAAAGACTCTGTAAAGATTGCAAAAGATTCAGTCGTATATTGCAGTTCAGGTCTTGTCGATAGAAATAAGGGAACTGTTCTTTCATATCTTCATAAGGCAATCAAGTCACTCAATCAACTTAGAATGATTGAGGATTCTCTGGTTATCTATCGTTTATCCAGAGCACCAGAGCGTCGTATTTTCTATATTGATGTTGGCAATCTTCCTAAGGTAAAAGCAGAGCAATACCTCAAAGAGGTTATGTCTCGCTACAGAAATAAACTTGCTTATGATGCAAACACGGGTGAAGTCCGTGATGACCGCAAGTTTATGTCTATGATGGAAGACTTCTGGTTACCTAGAAGAGAAGGTGGTAGAGGAACTGAGATCACTACCCTACCTGGCGGTCAGAATCTGGGAGAGCTCTCAGATATCGAATACTTCCAGAAGAAACTCTATAGATCTCTTGGAGTTCCTGAGTCAAGAATTGCTGCTGATGGCGGTTTCAACCTTGGTCGTTCTTCTGAGATTCTGAGAGATGAACTCAAGTTTGCCAAGTTTGTTGGTCGTCTGAGAAAGAGATTCTCTCAGATGTTTAACGACATGCTGAGAACGCAACTGATTCTCAAGAACGTTGTAACTCCCGAAGATTGGGAAGTTATGGCAGATCACATTCAGTATGACTTCTTGTATGATAATCAGTTTGCTGAACTGAAGGAATCTGAAATGCTTCAGAGCAGACTCGGCAATCTTGCAACCATCGAACCTTACATCGGTAAGTATTACTCTACCGAATATGTAAGAAAGAAAGTTTTGCGTCAAACTGATTCGGAGATCATTGAGATTGACGAACAAATCGAAGACGAAATTAACAAGGGTATTATCCCAGCTCCTGGAAGTGTAGATCCAATTACGGGAGAACCTTTACCTGGCGGTGATCCTATGTCAATGGGTGCTGATGGTATGGGAATGGGTGAAGTTCCTATGGAACCTGACATGGGACAAGACGCTGCAGTTGCTGATGCACAAATGCAGAAGGATACCAAAAAAGCAGAGATATAAATATATCATATAACACGACTGCTTTTTCATGGAAAATATTATCGATTTGATTGCGACTGACGCATCTCCCGCAGAAATTAGTGATGCTATCAAAGCATCTTTGTTCGGCAAAGCTGCTGAAAGAATTGATGGCGCAAGACCTTATGTGGCAGCAAGCCTCTTTGGTTTAGATGGAGAGCAAGAAGTCGATCAAGAATCACAAGAGGATCAAGAATAATGGCAAGAACTTTACTTTTGGCAGATGAAATTGCAGTACCAGGAACTACTGGGACTGCAACAAGTTTTACAAGTGCCACTGTTGTTCGTCTTGTAAATAACAATACTTCTGCTGCTGTAGTAACGGTTGTCGAAACTCAGAGTGGCACAGGTATTGGATCATTTACAATGCCAGGCAATACAGTAGAGTATTTGGAAAAACAAGCATCATATTGCGTTTTTGCCACAGGCGGAAGCGTTTTAGGTGCAAAAGTAGGATTTACTGGATAAACAAATGAAACTTATCACAGAAGAAATTAACAAGGTAGAATTTATTACTGAAGGTAAGGGTGCTTGTAAGAAGCACTATATCCAAGGTATTTTCTTACAGGCGGAGCAAATCAACCGTAACGGTAGAATGTATCCCATGTCAATCATGGAGAAAGAAGTCAACCGTTACAATGAATCGTTCGTCCAGAAAGGACGTGCTCTCGGAGAACTCGGTCACCCCGATGGTCCTACTGTAAATCTTGACAGAGTTTCTCACAAGATTTGCGACCTACATAGAGAAGGAAACAACTTCGTAGGTAAGGCGCAGTTGCTTTCTACCCCCATGGGTAAAATCGCTTCTTCTCTTATCAGTGAAGGAGTCACCCTTGGAGTTTCCTCTCGTGGTGTTGGTTCACTCAAGATGACGAATGAGGGTCATAAAATTGTTGGTGAAGATTTCATGTTAGCAACTGCTGCTGATATCGTTGCTGACCCTTCTGCTCCTGATGCTTTTGTCTCAGGAATCATGGAAGGAAAAGAGTGGGTTTGGGAAGGAGGAATCCTTCGTGAGCAACTCGCAGAAAGAACCGTAAAGCGTATTAACACGCTGGTTGACCAAAGAAGACTTGAAGAGCATAAGTTGAATCTTTTCAACGATTTCCTCTCAAATCTTTAATTTATAAATAAATATAGATTATAACAAGTAATCACAAAACAAATGTCCGTTGGTAGCAATTTACAAGAAATGGAAAACGTAGTAACCAAAGGGGCTGCTCCTGCTGAGCCAATGCCTTCAGCTGGCATTCCAGTTGAAGATCTCGGCGGACCTACTCCCGAAAATTATCGTCCCGATGACGATTCAGCAAAACTCAAGGATCCTGCTGCAACTCTGAAGCAAGTCAGAGATGTCGTCAACGCCAAAGCAATGTCTGCTGAGGAAGTTGAGGCAGATGAAGAGCAAGAGATCGTAGCAGAAGAAGAAGTAACCGAAGAGGAAGTTGTAACCGAAGAGGAAGCAACTGAGGAAGAGGTTGTTGCTGAAGAAGAAGCACCTGCAATTGAGTACAGCATCGAAGAAGATGTTGAGGCTCTTCTTGCTGGTGAAGAGCTTTCTGAGGAATTCCAAGAGAAAGCACGCACCATTTTTGAAACTGCTATCAGCGTAAAGGTTGGAGAAATCCAAGAGCAACTTAAAGCAACCTATGAGGAAGCACTTGTAGAAGAAGTTGCAACTATTAAAGAATCCCTTGAGGCAAGACTCGATTCATACCTTGAGTATGTTGCCGACGAGTGGGTTCAAGAGAACGCGCTCCAAGTTGAGCACGGTCTCAAGACTGAGATGACCGAATCGTTCCTTGAAGGAATGAAGGGTCTTTTTGAAGAACATTATGTAACCATCCCTGAAGATAGATATGATGTAATCGAGAGCATGGTAGATAAACTTGATGAAATGGAAGCAAAACTCAACGAGCAAATCGATAAGAACGTTGCTCTAAATAAGAGATTAGCTGAGTCAACTGCTGACGTAATCTTCTCTGAAGTTGCTGAAGGACTTGCCCTTTCTCAGAAGGACAAACTCGCTACTCTTGCAGAAAATGTTGAGTTTGAAAGTGAGTCAGACTATCGTGAGAAGCTGGTAACTCTGAGGAAGTCTTACTTCCCTGAGCACAGCACTCAAAAAGAGCATACCGAGACCATCTCCGAAGGAACCGCTGTTGAGGAGCAGTTTTCTGCAACTCCACTGATGGAATCCTATCTGCAGACTCTGGGTAGAGTCTCTAAGAAGTGATTTTTATATCATAACAGTTCAAACTAACTTTTTTAAAGAGGTAAAATTCAAATGCAAATGCCTAACTTAGAGCATCTGCAGGAGAAGTGGGCACCCCTTCTGGACTACGAAGGAATGGATCCTATCAAGGATGCACACCGTAGAGCAGTTACCGCCCAACTCCTGGAGAACCAAGAAATCACCCTCCGTGAAGAGCGTGAGTTCCTTTCCGAAGCACCAACCAACTCCGTTTCAAGCGGTGGCGTTTCAAACTTCGACCCCGTTCTGATCTCCCTGATCAGACGTGCAATGCCTAACCTGGTCGCTTATGACCTCGCAGGCGTTCAACCAATGAACGGTCCTACTGGACTCATCTTCGCAATGCGCTCACGTTACAGCACGATGGGTGGCGCCGAAGCACTGTTCGGTGAAGCAGATTCCGCATTCTCGGGTATCGGCACCGACGGTACTACCCTTGGTGGTGCATATGTTACCAACTCTGATGGCACTGCTGCTGGTTTCGGCACCGGTTCACAGTCTGGTGACAACCCTGGCGCTCTGAACCCTTCAAGCAACAGCACTCAGGCTGCTTACAACGTTGGTCGTGGTATGGATACCTCGACTGCTGAAGGTCTCGGAGAATCTGGTAACGATTTCAACGAGATGGCATTCTCGATCGAGAAGGTCACCGTTACCGCTAAGTCACGTGCCCTGAAGGCTGAGTACTCCCTCGAGCTCGCTCAAGACCTGAAGGCAATCCACGGTCTTAACGCTGAGGCTGAGTTGGCAAACATCCTGTCAACTGAGATCCTCGCTGAAATCAACCGCGAAGTTATCCGTACCATCTACAAGTCCGCTGAGACTGGTGCAACCACTAACGTTGCTAACACTGGTACTTTCGACCTCGACGTTGACTCCAACGGTCGCTGGAGTGTTGAGAAGTTCAAGGGTCTTATCTTCCAAATCGAGCGCGATGCCAACGCAATCGCACAAAGAACTCGTAGAGGAAAGGGCAACATGATCCTCTGCTCCGCAGACGTTGCCTCCGCTCTGACCATGGCAGGCGTACTCGACTACACCCCTGCACTCAACGCTAACCTGAACGTTGACGACACCGGTAACACCTTCGCTGGTGTTCTTGCTGGTAAGTATCGCGTCTACATTGACCCATATGCTGCCAACCAGGCTGCTGATCAGTACTACGTTGCTGGTTACAAGGGTTCTTCACCTTATGACGCTGGTCTGTTCTATTGCCCTTATGTCCCCCTCCAGATGGTTCGTGCCGTCGGTCAGGACACCTTCCAGCCCAAAATTGGCTTCAAGACTCGTTACGGTATTGTCGCCAACCCATTCGCTGGTGCAACCCAGGGAACCGATCCTGGTGCTGTCAAGGCAAACGACAACCGTTACTACAGAAGAGTCAAGGTTTCCAACCTCATGTGATCTCGATTCACATATCTTCTTCAGAGGGTCTTCGGACCCTCTTTTTTTATCTAAATACAAATAAAACTGATAATGACAGTTTCAGCGTTTAGAAACCAAATACAGAATAGAAACTTCTTATCTCCAACTGGTTTCCAATTCAAACTTGGTAAAGAACCAAAGGTATCATTCTTCTGCACTAGTGCAAGGATACCTGAAATCAGTTTGATGACATCAATTCAACCATCTTACCTTAAGGACATTGACGTTCCTGGTGAGAAGATAACTTATGGTGATTTAACCTTAAGATTCTTGGTTGATGAAGATATGGAAAACTATATGGCAGTTCATAACTGGTTAACCAGTTTAGGTTTTTCCGAAGATATACAAGATTATGTCGATCTCCTGTCAGATCCTAATGACGTAACTCAACATGGAGACTCAAAAAGAGGATTTAGTGACGGTACACTGTCCGTTCTCAACAGCAACTACAGAGTCGGAAGTATTGTAAAGTTTGTTGATCTATTCCCAGTTTCATTGTCCTCACTAGAGTTTGATACAACAGCATCTGATGTAAACTACTTTACAGCAGAGGCAACTTTCAAGTATACTATCTACTATATCACAGATTCTGACGGCAGAACTCGCTTATGAACCTTGAGCAAATTCAGGAGATGTGGGAGCGTGACTCTCAAATCGACCCTGATAACCTACATGATGAGACACTAAAAATTCCTCAACTTCACGCCAAGTATTATACCCTATACAACACAATCACTCTTCTGAAAGAAAAGGCAAGAGAGACTTATAATAGAGTAAGACTTGAGCGTTACAACTACTACACCGGAAAGGCACCAGCAGAGGTTTACGAAGAAGAACCATTCCCCTACAAAGTTAGGGACAAAGAGGCAATACAGAGGCATATGGATGCCGATGAGAAGCTCAATAGAGTTGATATGAAGATTCGCTATTATGACACTGAACTTAAATTTCTAGAAGAGATTATCAAGACAGTATCAAATAGAACTTTTCAAATCAAAAACGCTATTGATTGGCAACGATTCCAAGCAGGATTTTAATGGACGACGAACATCTTTACGAAAAAGACTTTGACGAAGATCTACCTTTTGTCTCAATGGATATGGGTATTGAGGATGTAAGACAGATTCATGAATCGATAAGTCTTCATCTTCAAAACTGGGTATCGTGCCCTGAGAAAAAAGAAAGACTAGAAGGTCTAAAGGACTTTTTGGAGAGGTTGATGTTGGAATATACTTTTAAAGTTGGGGGATAAATATCCATAGGTGATCCTTATGGATAATGTCTCATTTGATTATATCGAAAAAGAATGAGGTCTTCTTGCAGGTAAAAGCAGAACCTCATGTCTATTACGAATTAGCGGACCAGTTTACGTTTGACGTACCTGGTGCCAAGTTTATGCCTCAGTATCGCAACAAATACTGGGATGGAAAAATTCGTTTATTCAATACCCAGACTGGAGAGATATATGTCGGGTTATTGGATAAGGTAACCAAGTTTTGTGACGACCACGGTTATACTTACGAATTTACCAATAACAAATTCTACGGTCTTCCATTTGAGGTCAACGACTTCATCTCAAAGGAAGGTGTCAAGGATTATATGAATGCTATTTGCAAGTATTCCCCCCGTGAATACCAAGTAGAGGGAGTATACGACGCCCTAAGACATAATAGAAAGCTATTGATATCTCCAACTGCTTCTGGAAAGTCGTTGATGATATACTCGATCGTGAGATACTACGTT